AGATCCTGGATCAAATTGAGCACCTGCTGCTTGATTGTATAAAGCTCCAGCTTGATTGCCATAAGTACCTAAAGCACCAAGTCCCATAGCCATTTCTGGTTGACCTACTGCATCTCCTGTTTTTGTAAATCCTGTTGTTGGATCATAACTATAACCTTGAGAAGCATAAGCCATATTCATAGCTTGTTGCTGTGCTGGACTAAATCCTGCTAATTGAAAATTAGGAAGAGGCTGTGCTCCTCCAACATAATCTTGTACGTTTTTAATAAGGTTTGTGTAACCTTGTTGTATATACTCAGGAGGTAATGCTTGTGTGATTTGTGTCTCAGCCATATCTTACACTCCCATCTTCTGCACCTTTAAAATTATATCCCATTTTATCAGCTATTGTTTTAGTTTCACTTCTTAACTTGTTCATCATTTCATGACCTTTTTCAGTGTCTCCTCCACCCATAGCATACAAAGTATACTCTGGTATAATATGTTCATTATTACTTACCAACATATCACTTGTTTGTCCTGTGTTTCTATCAACTATTTTTCCTGGTATAATATCTTCCCGGCCGGTGCCAGGGCCCATGATTTCTCCACCATAATTAAATTGTGCAATACCTCCGTTTTGTGCAGCTTTTGTTTGTCCTGCTTTTTCCATTACCATTTGTACTGCTTGTTGAAATTGTTCGGGAGTAAGTTCACCAGAATCTTTTAACATAGTTAATTGATCAATATAAATTTCTAATTCTTCTAAAGACAATATTCCTGACTCTTCCATAATACCTTGTGAACTTGGTAAGTTAGGATTAGGAACAATAAGTTGTTCCATTGAAGGATTAGTGCCTTTACCATCTGCAAATGTTTCTTCTGTTTTTTTAATTAAAGTTGTTTTTACTTCTCCAGTTTCTGGATCTTTATAGGATTCTCCAAATTCATATTCACTTAAATCATCAGGTAAATTAGGATTCATTTTTTCAAAAAGTATTTCTAAATCTGTTTTTAATCTTTTCTCAGGATGTCTACTATCTCTACCTCCACCTGCAAAAGACATGACTCCTCCACCATCTCTCATAGCCCCAATAGATTGTAAATAACTGTAGATAGAATCTGCTTGACTGCTAGGCATTGAACCATACAAATCATAAAACTTTTGATTAATACCTTTTAATGGATCATTGTCTGGATCGTATTTATATTCTTTTGGAATTGCATCTTCTGGAAGAGGTTGTTCATCAAACAAACCTGCTGCATAAGCAGCTCCTGTTCCTAGTCCAACTAATGGAAGATAATCCATCATTCCTTTTTTAATAGGATTTCCTGCTTTATCTAATTTTTGAGCAGTGTCAAAAATGTTTCCGCCTTCACCAATTAATCGGGAACCCATTCCTTCAAAAACACCTTTGTTTATAAATTTTTCAGGACCAAATAAACCTTTAGCATTAAATAATGGATTACTTGCTCCAAATGCTTTACCTCCAAAATATCCACCAAGACCACCTGCTATAGCTCCTTTAGATCCTCCACCAATTCCTCCAATTAAAGCTCCGAGACCGGCAGCCATACCTGGATTCATTCCAAAAGCACCTAACGCTAACCCTGCATATGGGGCAGCTTTCTTAGCAAACGATTTAACTTTTTTTACTAGATTCTTAAACATATCTCCTGTTGCAATTATGAATTGTCTTATTTTGAGCAAGGAGGCTAGACTTGTGCATTATGCCTATTTAATCATACAATTATAGTCAAAATATTGGTATAACACAAGAGCAATAATGTCTAGTACAGAAAAGTTCGATATTACCAAATGTCCAATGGTTCGAATAACTTGGCTTGATGCCAGGGATCAGGAGACAGGATGGTTGTCTATTAAAGAAATACAAGAAGCTCCTTTAGCTGTGTGTCAAGAAGTAGGTTGGATGGTAGTAGAGAACATAGAAAAAGTTGTTATCATGCGATCATGGTGTACGGACAAAGATGACAATCATGGAGGTGGAGCTGTTGCTATACCTAAAGGTTGGGTAACAAAAATAGAATACTTGGAGGTTAGTTATGGAAAAGGAAACTATCATTAATAAAAAAATATCATGGTAGAGTTAGTATTACTTACAATAATTTTAGCAGTTGTTATATTTATTGCCTTTATGGTAGCAGTGCAAGGACAACAAATCCACGATTTGTTAAAAAAGAAATAATGTCAAGAAAACAATTTTAAAAGTTTTCTTGCAAATAATATTTGGAAAAAGTAATGTGGTTCTTACCCCAAAAATTTAAATAAGGAGATATTATGACACAAGAAGAAGCATCTGCATCAATAGCATTTTTAGCAGACAAACTAGCCAACTACCACAGCAGACTTATTAGCGTGGAAAGAGAATTTAAAAAACACTTAGCAGGCTGTAAATGTCATAATGAAAAGTCAAAGCAGACAATGGTTTCTAATGAACCAGAAGAATGCGAAATGTGTAGTGCTTAATCGTACTTTATCTCACCTTTAAAATCTGGCAATTGTTGAACTTTAATTTCTACGTTTTGTTCTATATGATCTTCTTGAGTATCTGTAGTAGGATCAGCTACATCTTTTTTAGCTTCTTCCGGTGATTCGTATTCTTTGCCAGTTAATTTGTTTTTAACTTCCATAAAAACTTCAGGTTGTAAAATAGGTACTTCTTTACCATCAACCATTTGAACACCAATCTGTTTAGGTTCTTGTACTTTTTTAAATGTCATGCCAATGCAATCTCCATTAAACTTACTAAAATAGTTACACCGTTTCCTGTAATATCTATCTTATCAAGTTTTTCTAATACGATAGGTTGAGACAATACTTCTTGCGTAGTTTCTGCGGCAAGAGAATCTTGATACAAATTTATGGATAAATTAGTATTACTACTATCAACCATCAATACTTTTGTTGTAACCGCTCCTCCTGTAGGATTGGAAATTCTTATACTTTTTACTAAAGCTGTCGTAGGAAAAATAGGAGGCACTGCTCCTTCGTCCCCTTCAGGAACTGTGTAAACATTTTGTAAACTACCTGAACCTGTTTTAGAAAAACTTAAAAATTTATCAGCCAATGAACCAGCTCCTTGCTGTAGAAGTATCTTTTAAATCTTCTTGATAACCAAAGTTTAATTGATTTATCATTTGTTCTAGTAATCTAATAAGAACATCAAACTGAGTCCTATCATATTCCATAGTTGCATTAGGTAACCTTGTTGTAGATATTTTAGCCATTAAGTTCCTACTTTCTTCTGAGCCATTTTATGTGACTCACTAAAAGTTTTGCCGTTTTTCATTGCTTTTTTCATCATAGCCATATGTTTTACGCTATGATGTTTGCTATGTTTTTTTAAAGTATCTTTTTGTTTTTGTGTTAATTCTTTACCCATTATCTACCTCCATCTGGTTGAACATCGAGACGTAAAGTTCCAAATCTCCAGTTATCTCCAATAGCGTCACTTTCTATTTTTAACTGTCCTTGTCTGCCTCGGCCTCTTATATCAAATTTTGTTGTAGTTGTCGATACAGTGGATGTTTTAACAATAGATGTACTTGAAGAAGGATAAGTTTTAAATGTCAAAGATAAATCTACCGAACCTGCTAAGTTTTGAAAATCAGGTATGCCTCTACCAATATGTAAAAGTTGTTGACCATCTTGTATATCAAAATCACCTGATGTAACAAAAGCTGTCATTGCTTGGCCATCAGCATCAAATCCAGATTCTTGTATATAAAATGTAGAAGCTCCTGGAGTTAATCCTAATATATTAGGAGTTGTAGCCGTAGCTGTAGAAGAATATTCTGTTGCATAAGGATTTTCATATACTCCATAATCAACCCATGATGTTCTTGCCATACTTCCAATAGACCAAGAACCTTCTAGATAATTAAGAGTAACATATCTATCTATTTGTTGAGCATTAAGACTACAATAAAACCAAGTTATTTCATTTTTTTCTGAATTAAGACCACAGAATGTTTCTGGTTGAGTGGTAATATTAAAATCACTAAATACATAATCTTGCACACTACAAGGTAATTTTTTAACTGCACCGTCAAACATATAGAAGGAGTTTTGAGACATCCAATAAGTAATACCATTAACATCTTTAACACAATGATTTGATACAGCTCCGCAGTTAGCACCTACTTGATTTAATGAAAATGTAAAAGGTGGTCCTACAAATTGTAGTGCATGTAAAGATGTATCAGTCCACACTAATATTGCTCCCCTAGATCTTGCTGCTGCCATAATTTTAGAACCATCTTGAATTCTAAATGACCCAGCTGTGTTTGTTGCAGTAGGAACCCATGTTTGAAAATCTTCTTGAGAAGAAAAACGTAAGAACAAAGGATCTGCACTAGAAGAAGTTCCTATAATTGTTTCAGTACCAAATAATAATACATGTCTATCAACGGGAGATACTAAATTAAATCTAGAGTTTGTTGGAGCCTGTGTAACAATAGCAGCTGGTGTACCAAATCCAACAGAAGTGTCCCATCTAAATGTTCCACCTTCACTAACTGTGGCTAATAAATCTTCACCAAAATTATCAAAAGACCATTGTCTACCATCAATTTTAACAGTAGATGTTGAACGAGGTGTGTTCCATGTTCCATCATTCCAATCTCCTGTTCCCCATCCATAACCATATGCAGAAGCTGATAAACCAGTGCTTATATCATAAGTTGCTGTAACTGTTCCTCCTCCATTTCCTGTAGCATTAGCCGTGCTTCCTGTGTAAGTTATTGAATAAGTATTAGCATCAACGTAAGTTGATATTTCAAATTCTTTATTCATATCTAAACCAGCTGTGGCAGATGCTCCACTAAACGTAACAAAGTCACCT